TGATTCACTATATCTTTGTTACTATAGTAACAAAGATATAGTGAATCAGAAAGAGAGGGAAATGATGTTCAGTAAATATGGAGAATTTAAAGGTTACGACTGGGACAAGAGATTATACGCATCAAGGTATTGGGCTAAACATTATCATCCTGAACGCGTTGCTGTGAAGGTAGAAGGTGGATATAAGTCCATGACAACTCAGGAATATAAAGAATGGAGGAAACAGAAATGAAGAAAAAAGAGTTTAAAGGATTCAATTGGGAAACATGTTGTTGGGCTTCACGTTATTATGCAAAGCTTTATAACCCTAATTGCGTGATAGTAAAAGTAGAAGGGGGATTCGTTCCTATGGAACATAGAGAATATAGAATATGGAGGTCACAAAAATGAATCATGAACAACTGGTATTAAAAGCGGTTCTCGTATCAAGGAGATACAACAAACAACTTAATAAAGAAGCTTTACTTAAAACATATTCAAAGGTTTCTGATTCTCTTCTTAAAGCCTGTATGGAAGAAGAAATTCTTATTCATTCAGAAGAGTCAGAATTCCCCGAAGAAGAATATGAATCTGAACCAGCGTACTATGAATACGAGTACTATAACGACTATCTTTGGAACATGTAAAGGAGGAAACACAATGAACTTAATTGCAATTCAATACATTATGGAACAGTTAATAGAACAGACTTGCTCAGATAATCTCAGACTTTATCGTAATGATAGAGTCTGCTGTATTGAGACAGATGATGGCGAAACATTTTCAGCTTATATAAATGAGTTCGGATGTATAACTCTCGATTCGCATTTCACAGGGTCAAGGGTGATTAATGGGGTTACTAACACCTCAAAAGTATACATTTCATTGAACACATTTGAAACAGCCTTAGAATACAATATGATGCATTATTTTCCAGATTATATAGAGAGGTTAAAAAACGAAGTATTTTGGGAGGATTAAATATGGCAAATATAAATTTTCAAATTCAGGAATTTTTTGAACGAAATATCATCAAATTTCTTGAGATTGTACCAGCTAGACATTATGAAGTTTCTGTATTTTATTCACCTGAGACAATGACAAGATTTATCTATTTATCATTTGAAGGAGGGCTATTATTACAAGAAGAACGATATTCTTTTGCAATTGATGATTTTACATTAGAAAGAATAACTAAACCTGATGGAACTATAGATGTAAAACATCTGCAATATGCATACGAAATTTTATTAAGAATGGCTAATGCTAAATGGAGGAAAACAAGATGATAGAAATCTTAATAATCGTCTTAACCGCAATAATATCTCTTACAGTCTATCTAATCGGTTGTTCCATAACCGCACAAGTTATCAAGTATATTAAAGACAATTTTTAAGTCCATTGTTATACCTGTTCTACACATTATAGAACAGATGTATTTTTATTTACAAATGTCCTGAAATGTGATATAATAGAGTATAGCGGTAAAGGAGGTGAACAAATGAAAAAGAAGATTGTGATACTAGGATTTACGCGACAGGAATATGCAATAATTATGTTAGCATTAAGAAATGTGTTAACACGTGTAAATAGTGACCAGCAAGACGTAGCACTATCTTTAATAGACCGGATGTATTCTAAAATCGATTGTTTTGTAGATGCTGAAGAATTTTATAAGGAGAGTAAGCCATGCCAAAAAGAAGAAAACGATTAACAGCAGTAGAAAAAGAATACCGTAGAATACGTAAAAATTTGCAGTCTTGGGTACGTGCAGAAAACCGTCGTGGCTTTATCTACGACACAGAAAAGCTTATTCCAAAGATTCCGAAAAAAATTACTCGTGGTTCCGTAAACCGCCTTAAAAAGCTCACCCCTGAGAAACGTCGTTCTTATGCAACAGCATATGTAGATTTTAACACAGGAGAAATATTCAGTCCCAAAGAAGGACGCAAACGATATAGACAAGACCGTAAGTTATATCAGGAAACCGGAAATATGGACGTGTTCGCTACAGCCCCAGACATTTCCAGCATTATCCTAGAAAATTTTTATGACCTCATCTCGTCATATGTTTTTGGTAGATGGGACAGACGTGTTACTGACAGACGTGATATGGCGAAAAACTGGATAGACAGAATTGTGAACACTTATGGAGCAGATGCGGCGGCGCAGATGTTAGAAGAAGGAAAGCGAAAAGGAAACTGGTTATCTGCTAAAGAAGCTTATGACGCTATACGATTGCAAGCATCATTGAACGAAATGCTAACATATTTGAAAGTACCAGAAAACGAAAAAAGGTCATTCATGGAAAACGAATTTTATGACGAGGAATAGGACGGTATAATCATGCGAATATTTTCGTGCGACTTTGAGACAACTGTAGATGATGATACAAAACGACAAACGAGTACGGAAGTATGGAGTGCGGCTATTGCAGAACTGTATTCAGACTTTGTTACAGTGTATAATAATATTCATGATTTCATTAAGTTTTTTCATAATCTTTGTGAAGAAAAAGTGATTGTCTATTTTCATAACGTAAAATTTGATGGTAATTTTCTCCTGAATACTCTCATGGAAAATGGCTATAAATTTCACCATCGTGAGAAGCCTTACGAAAAGCTTTATAAAGGTGAATTCGATGCAATCATTTCAGGCCAAAATCGATGGTATTCAATTACTGTCTGCACTGGAAGGACATTAATTGAAATACGAGATAGTGCAAAACTTATGCCAATGACGATAGCACGTATGGGAAAAGCTTTTAATACGAAACATCGTAAACTTGAAATGGAGTACAAAGGGGAACGCCATGCTGGCGGTTTAATAAAACCAGAAGAAATGCAGTACATAATAAATGATGTTTTGGTACTTAAAGAAGCTCTTGAATTTATGCTGGATTCTGGTAACACTCGTTTAACAATAGGAAGTAATTGCATAGCTGAATATAAGAAGTGTTTTGATAAAGAGCAATGGAACGCAATGTATCCAGACCTTAAAGCAATTACACTTGACGAACAAGCTTACAAATATCCGAACGCAGACGCATATATACGTCGCTCTTATCGTGGAGGTTGGTGTTATTGTAATCCAAAATATATGAATAAATGGATAGACAGAGCTGGTATGACGTATGATGTGAATAGCCTTTACCCATCTGTTATGCATTCCAAAAGCGGAAATATTTATCCTGTAGGCAAGCCTACATTTTGGACAGGCAATAAAATACCCGAAGAAGCGTTAAAAGAAAATAGAGTATTTTTTGTAAGACTGAAAGCACGGTTTACCATAAAGCCTAACCATTTGCCTACGATGCAGATTAAAGATAGTCTTATGTACAAGTCTACAGAATGGCTAACATCTTCGGACGTTCAGTTTGGCGGTAAAAAATATGCATATTATTACGATGCAGATGGGATACTGCAATTGGCATACGCAGAATTTACGTTAACAAGTCTTGATTATAAACTGTTTTTGGAACATTACGATATACACGAAATTGAGATTTTAAGTGGATGTTATTTTAATGCAGTTTCTGGCTTGTTTGACGAGTACATAGATAAATATATGGCAATGAAAATGAACTCCGAAGGAGGTGCACGAGAAGAAGCAAAGTTGTTTTTGAATAATTGCTATGGAAAGCTCGCAACAAATGATGATAGTAGTTATCAGGAGCCGTATTTAGACGAGGATGGATTGCTTAGATTTATTTTACATGAAGAGCACAATAAGAAAACGCTTTCCATTAGTCAAGGCAGTTTTGTTACATCTTATGCAAGATACTTTACAATCACGCATGCACAGGCAAATTACGATAACTTTATATATGCAGACACCGATAGCTTGCACATGTTTAAATGTGAACCAAACAAAATTGTGGAGCATTCCTCAAAATTGTTATGCTGGAAATTAGAATCGGAATGGAGTCGTGCAAAGTTCATACGTCAAAAAACCTACTGCGAATTTATCCGGAAGGAAAACCATAAAAAAGTAACACCTCACTGGGATATTAAGTGCGCCGGTATGCAAGACCGCACCAAACAGTATTTGCTAGCCACCAGACCTATATCATGTTTTGATTATGGATTAACGTTAAATAGTCAATTAAAGCAGAAGCAAGTAAAGGGAGGGATTCTTCTGGTGGACGCAGATTTCACACTTTACAAGCAAAAAGCGTACAAGCCGCCGAAATCTTTTGGCAAAGTGCTTGACAAAATACAGTAAAATATGGTATAATGAATTGTAACAAGTTAATAGACCAAAACTAAACAATAGACACATGAAAGGAGAGGTGAGAATATGAGAGGTCATATCACCAGAACATTCAAAATTACCGAAGCTACAATTGCGTATTTTGATACGCAGAGCGGACAGGTTGTAACCCTTCCGGAAAAAATCACAGGGAAGAAGCTTGGGGATACAAAGAAAATCCTTAAAGAAGCAACAGCAAAATGGCCTGAACATGAGGGCAAGCTTATTTGTCTCGGAACGGCAACTGTAGAAGAGACAAGGGCTATGTCGGAAGAAGATTTTATTAAGAATTCTTTTGTTGTGGCCGATGATGTTGCTGTAGCAGAAGAAACAGAATAGTCTACCGAGTATTACAACAATGTTAATGAATATGACAAATAAGGAGAGAAAAGAAAATGAGAGATTTAATTAACACAACAACCGACAAAATGATGCTTTACAATGCACGTACTGTAAACGGTAAACAGATGCAGGACTTTGTGGGCGATGAGTTTGCTGTAACTGATATCGTACAGTACGAAACCGAGAGAAAGAACACAAAGGAACCGGAACTGGGAGTATGCACCGTACTGTTTACGGCAGAAGGAGAAATGTACACAACTATGTCCCCTACGGTAAACGATTGTGTTCAGAATCTGGTTGACATATTCGGTGAACCTAGTGTAGAACATCCTATCAGAGTTCAGATTGCGTCGGGCACATCGAAATCAGACAGAGAATTTTTACAGCTTAAGGCTATCTAACAACACATTTTTATATATCTGCAATTATTAGGGGCGTGAAAACGTCCCTATTTTAATATAAGGAGGAACGCATGGGTAAGTACTATGATATATCCAGATTGCTGAGTAAGAAAGACCTAAACGGGAAAACACCAGAATTATTTATTGTAACAGGCAATCGTACAGCCGGAAAAACTTTCTCAGCAAAACGTACCATTTTTGAAGATTTTTTGAACGATAATAAGCGTAAATTTATGCTACAATACAGATACAACTACGAGTTGTCTGACTGTGAGAATTCATTTTTTAGTGATATTGCACAGCTTTACCCACCTGATTTTGAAATGCACGCAAAGTCTGAAATGAGGGGGGCTTACAAAGTTCTGTATCTGAATGACACAGAATGTGGTTTCGCCACCTTTCTTAATAATGCCGACACAATAAAAAAAGTTTCGTCACGATTCATAGAAGTTGAAAACAGGTTTATGGACGAATTCCAATCTGAGACAGAACATTATTGTGAAAACGAGATTTCGAAATTTATCAGTATCCAGAATTCCATTGCCAGAGGATTCGGTAAACAGACTAGATATGTACGTAATATTTTGTGCGGAAATAACGTTTCTATTTTGAACCCTTATTATAAGGCTTTGGGAATTCAGAAGCGTTTGGAATCTGACACAAAATTTCTGCGCGGTGATGGTTGGGTATTAGAAGTAACAGAGAATCAGGCCGCAAAAGAAGCTTTGCTTTCCAGTGGTTTCAACCGCGCCTTTAGTGAATCAAATTACGTGCAATTTGCATCGTCAAACAAATACATGCTGGATACCTATTCATTTGTTCGCAAACTTGAAACAAAAGATAAATATTACTACTGCACAATAACCATAAATGACGGGGTTTTAGGAACCGCAGAGAACATAGGGGTATGGATAAACAAAGACTGTCTTTATTTTTCCAGCAAAGCAAATGAAAAGTTCAAACTTAAATTTGCGTTTGATGCGAACTCCCATTTTGAGGATACCTATTTACTGTCCCAGCTTTCAGAGACAGCTATGTCATTCAAGCGTTATTATAATGCCGGAAAAGCGTGGTTTGAAAATGTGGATATCAAAAAAGAAATGCTTGACATATTGTCGTACTTATGATACAATTATATTGAGTAGGAGTGTTTAAATTTTGGTAGACTGCTGAGGGAAAGCGGTAATACGCTGGCAGTCCCATACCGGCTTGCAATCCCGCATTTCGATTTTTAGACGCTCCTATTTCTTTAAATGTGGGATTGACGAAATAAGGGAAGGAGAAAGACGCATGAATGAGAAGCTTTTGAGGATGTTAAGACGGATAGCTGGTACAGAACTGGAAGAAGGCGAAGTCTATGACGAAACTTTTATCGGTTCGGCAATTAATGAAGCGGCGGCGTATTACAGTGAAGTGGAACGTGACCGCGACAGAATCCGTGCACAGTACATCAATGATTTTACAAAACCCAGTGTTGCTGAGGAAGAAGTCATTGCAGATATTGTGCAGAATGAAGAAAAGAAAGAAGTCCCGAAAATTAAAATCGAGGACTATTTAAACCTGTAAAGGAGGGTTAAGAAATGGCAGTAAAAAATGCAGTAACAAATGTTAAGACACTGTTAGCAGATTTTAGAGCAAGTCTTGACGGTACAGAATATGAGGGGCTTTTACCTGACCCAGTTAGTACTAATATTCGCGAGTTCGGCGGTACGCTTATGAACTATGAACCTGTTATGAACCGGTTCTTTGACTTTTTGGTGAATAAGGTTTCCTTCACTAAAGTGAACAAAATGTATTTTACAAATCCATTCGGTTTTGCGAAGCGTGGTATGATTCCGTACGGATATACGATTGAGGATATCTGGGTAGATATCGCAACAGCGCACGCATATGGTGAGGATACTGACCCGTGGGCGATGCTGAAAACAGAAAAACCTGACCTTAAAGTAGCGTACCACAACCGTAATCGTGAGGACTATTTTAAACAGACTATTTGGAGACGCGATTTACAGGCAGCGTTTTACTCCGAAGAAGGCGTTGCATCTTTGGTTGACCGTGTAATAAACGGAATGTACACCAGTAATGATGTTGCCGAATTTGCATACACACTTGCGCTGTTTGTGGATTATATAGACAGCGGAAAGTTTAAATTGGTTCACGCCGACGAGCCAACGGACGAAACAACAGCAAAAAGTTTTCTTACCGCTCTTAGAATTGCATCCAATACCTTACGTTTTCCTACTCGTTCTATGAACGCGGCAGGGGTTATGAATACAACGTCTCTGGAAGATCAGCGTCTTTTTATTACTCCGAAGGCCGATGCAGTTACCAGCGTACAGGCTCTTGCTTATGCGTTCCATATGGACGAGGCTCGATTCCTTGGCAGAATTACTCTGATTCCGGAGATTCCGAATCATCCCGAAATCATAGCTGTCATTGCGGACGAGGAATTCTTAAACATCTACGACAACCTGTTCGAAGCAAATGATTTTTATGACCGTGAAAAATTGTCTTGGAATTATTGGTTGCACGTATGGCAGACTTACTTCCTCTCTCCGTTTCACAATGCCGTTGCGATTACGACTGCCGCTCTTCCGACTGTTACCAGCGTAACGATTGCGGGTGCAGATACTTACACTCCGGGCGGAAGCTCTGTATACACAGCCACAGTAACCGGAACCAACAAACCCTCTCAGGCGGTTATGTGGTCTGTTCTCGGAAACACGTCCTCTAGTACACGTATGAATGATCAGGGAGTTCTGAGCGTAGGAGCCGAGGAAAAAGGAAATCTTACTATTTATGCTACGCCGTATCTGGATAACTCCGTTCATGGGGAGAAAGCGGTTACTGCGGCAGGTGGCTGAAAATAAAGGCGGTGCATGAACATGGAATTTATGACAGATGTAGAAACAAGAGCAATGCAATCAAATGTATTCCAGCTTTTAGGGTATATTCCCGTAGCGGAAAATCGTCAACTTTATTTTGCGTCTGAGTCTGCCAGAGATAGTTATTTTGACGGTAAAGTGATAGCTGGTAATTTTACGTTTAAATACATACGCGAACACAGAGCATTACAGGTTAACTACAATGCGGAAACGTTACTTGCATCTAACTATATGCGGTTTAAAAACACACAGTATAACGGAATTTGGATGTACTGCTTTGTGGATGCAATTGAGTATGTTAATCCCAAAACATCTTTGATACGCTTTCACTTAGATGCTTGGCAGACGTATTTTAATAATGTAGTAATACGAGATTGCGACATTGCGCGTGAACATGCACCGCGTGGTTATGCTTATAACTATAATACGGTTGTGGAACCTGTAGATTATGGAGATTATGTTATCAATCAAGAAAGCGTCTACACACTTGATTCGCTGTCTGAGGTTAACACATATTTGATAATTTCCACGGCAGACCTTGTAAATTCTGGTGGAACAGAGGACGAGGTGATTATAAAAGGGGCACCCGGTTGTGAAATAAACGGGTTGCCATCTGCGGCAGGTATTTATTTCGTGGACGAAAACACTTCAAGTTTGCAAGATATTTTTGCAAGTTTATCTGACTACGCATGGGTAGCGCAATCTATCATTTCTGTGTTTCCTTTTCCAGCAGATTTTGTTCCAAAACAGGGTATTTTTTCTAGCGCAATGGGTTTTCGTATTGGAAGATGTTTCGGAAATACGAGTCCTAGAAAACGAGTAATTGATATAAACTGGCAATCTATGTTGCCAAACTATACTCAGAAAAAATTATACTGTTATCCGTACAGCTTTTTTGAGATAGTAATGCCATCTGGAAATAGGGTAGTTTTAAAACCAGAATTAATTAACGGTGCAACGTTATCTATTTCTATTACAGGAAGTCCTATACCAGACGGCACCCTATTAGCTTCGGCAAACGACTATGATGGTAACATTAACAACAGCGATTTACTAAACGCTGGAACAAGTTTTTCTGGTTTTCCATCATTTCCTGTGCAGAATAACCAATTTATTTTATCTAAATCACAGGCGATTAGCACAAACAATTTGGTTCACAGCCAGAATCGAACTAATATTGCTATTGGTGCAATATCCGGGATAGCCACTGGTGTCGGTCAAGCAATTTCAAACGAGGGTGACGCAAGCGGGATTATTAATGCAATTTCGAATACCATTCAGAGTGTGGTTAGAGAACAGCAATCATCTGAGAGAGACAGGCAGAAAATTGATATGATGCAAAGCGCTATCGGACTTGCTGGTAATTCTTCGGGCGGAAGTGAAGCGGTATTAATGGCAGTAAACGGTTCACTGGATGTTATCATTCGTGCGTATACAGTTAAGCCGGAATTCCGTTCTAAGTTACAAAGTTATTTCGATGCGTATGGTTATAAGTCTAACCGTATCGGAATACCGTATTTAAACAATCGTCCTAGATTCAACTATGTCAGGTGTAATACCGTTAATATTTATGGTAATATACCAAACGAGCACTTAGACACCATAAGAAGCATGTTTTTAAACGGCGTAACATTTTGGCACGATTATGAGAACGTGGGGACTTATGGAAACAATGAATAGAAAGGAGGGATAAAATGGGGAGACGCAGTATAAGCCGTGACCCACTCGGTCTGTGCGGTGTAGGGTATGACCAGAAAATTATGAGTGGTGTAAATCGAGATTGGACGTACTGGAATTATCTTAGATATCTTTACGTTTTAGCGATTAGCCGTTTTAAGTGGAACAATTTACCTGACACCGTTTCTGAAAGAGTGATAGAACAGACGTTAATTATGAAAGGAAATTGTCTGTTTTTCGAGAACCCGGTTATCGGCATGGTTGCCCTACCTTCCGCGAACACAGGTAAATTTAACATTTATAACATTCCGAGAATCCGTCATGTGAATACGGCAAATGGTTATCACACGGTTCGCTACGAGGATAATAGCGTTTTAGTTTTTAATGACGCAACCTATTCTCCGTTTGTTCCAATCATCGAATATTATGCGCAAAAGTTGGCGCGTGTTGAACTCGCAAAGGATGTAAATATCACCTTACAGATGCGGCCTAAAATTATTCGTACGAACAAGGACAATGAGAACTCGATGCGGCAAATGATTAATAACACTCAACTCGGTTTACCGTATATTTTTTACGATGATTCAGACGAATTTATATCTGAGACAGACAAACCGGAAGTGTTAGATTTAAGCACCCCTATTATTACGGAGCCACTTGACAAAACAAAAATGGCGATTCTTGGAGAATATCTTTCTTTGCTTGGATACAATAACATTTCTGTGTACAAGGCTGAACACCTTACCGTTGACGAGGGAAACGCAAATAATGAGCACATTATGGGATTTAGAAACAATGCCTTAAGAAGTCGAGAAATCGGAGCCGAACAGGTTAACAGAATGTTTGGTACGAACATAAGTGTGGAATTTGACGCAAACGCACTCGCTAAAGTGGATGGAACATTACAGCCTAGTGACACCTCTGACAGAGAAGGGTATGGCTCAGGAGAAACAAAAGAGAAAGAAGGTGACGAATAATGGCATATTATACAACAACATTACGTGACATAATTTATCATTATTCACAGGACAAAAACCCCGAAGCTCTTGCGAAACAAAACGCTGGGGAAGGAAGATACCCATTTTTTAAACCTGAATATGATGTACCGGTATGGGAACGAATAGCAACAGCCGAAAACAGCATGATTGACAAAAATATTCAGTTCTTTTCACAGCAAATGAAGGATGATTTTTTCCAGCTATTTTGTACTGATAACTTGATGCGCGAAATCGAGTACGAAAGTGTTACCATGTTTTTATTACGATTTAATGGTAATATAAAACGTGTGATATGGCGATACAATAAATTGTACGAAGTTATGCAAAAAGATTTCGACTTGCTAAATTCATTCTCAGACGAAACTAGCCGGTCAATTAATGAAGGAGAGAATACCGAAAATTCTGGAAACATGCACACCAGTGCAACAAACACCAACAAGAATGTGTATGAGGACACCCCGGAAAGCGCTTTAGGAAATGAGGACTACGCTACTAACATAACAACAGATAATGGCAGTGGAAGTAGCGATTCCAATTCTTCGGGCAAGGGTGAACGTAAACGAGATTTAACAGAAACGGTTACTCATAAAGGATTTACAATTCCACAGGGAGAAGTCCTTAAAAGAAACCGAGAAACATTACAGGATGTAATTGGTGAAATGGTTAAAGAAGTAAGCCGTGGTCTGTTTCTTAAAATTTTTACATTTTAGAAGGGAGGTATAAATATGGATAAAGAAAAACCGAAAAAAGTGTGCAATCCTCCATCGTGGCTTTCATTGCCGTCTGCGTGGGATTGGTCAATTTCGTTTGAAGAAAATCTCGGTAAAATACTGTACAACGTAAATGTGATTGTACAATATCTGGAAGATTTACAAACGAATTATGAGGAATACACAGACAAGGCGATTGATGCTTTGCGCGTAGAACTCACGGCTGTGATTGACCAGTTAAGAGATTATCACGACAGAACGCTTGCAGAATTACGTACTTACGTAGACCAGCAAGACACGTTTTACTGGAATGAACATATTAAGGACGTTACGCGAATTGAAGGAATGATAACCGATTTACGTACTTACGTAGATACTAATTTCAAGGATATTCGCGACAAACACGCAAGCGATGTTGTAAAAATCTATGCGGATATGGATATTATGAAGCAGAATTTAACTGCTTATGTTGATTCCAGCATAGAACACACACGCACATGGGTGCAAGAAGAATTAGACAAACTTCGGCTGGAAGTGGACGAAATAAATGAAGACGGATTTCGAATTGATAATCCGACAACGGGATTGCGTGACCATGTGGGAAATACCGTTACAGATGTGTGGAATGCTTTGAGAGTACACGCAATCACAGCGGCGCAGTTTGATGAATGGTTTGAAGCTTTTGGAAACGTTGGTACTAACTTCCAGCAATTGTACATGACCGCGATTGATTTTGATGTTCAGGCTTATCGAATCATGTACAAAAAATACAAGCATCGTATTTACAATCCCATGACAGGCGAATGGGGAAGAATTCAGACAGCAGTCGAAGATGTTGCCAGCATGGATAATGAAATGTGCCTTACTGCAAGTGAACGAGATAACATTTTACAGTTTAACGATGCTGACTACAAAAAGTACAACGCAACTGCTTATTTCTGGGACAGAAGTTCTATTCAGATTTTTGATACAAATAACATACAAACAATAACCCGTTCTGCAAATGGTTTCCAGCGCAAGTTTAAAATTGCTGGAACCTATGAAGCACCGGAAGTTACAGAAGGAACAGTTCCATATCTTATTAAGGCAGACCTTCCTGTTACTGCGAAGCGAGTAGATTTAATAAACGCAATTGTAGCACCCGCTTTAAGCAATAGTGGAACCTATCAAACAGAATCAAGAAACTATCTGGAAAGCGTTGAACATAATTTATGGGAAGTTGATTTTAACGTAAATGTGTTAAACGTTACATTAGAAAACGATTTACATATCATCGAAGCCCCAGTAATTATGTACATCGAAAATGTTGCTCTTAAAGGAGGGATAGCTTAATGTTTACAAGACAGACTCCATACTACAAGCTCGGTATTTATAACAAAATGGACGCGCCATATCCAAATGAAGATTGGACTGCTAACTTTGCAGAAATCGACACGGATATGAATAGCAACGGAACCCTTGCAAACCGGATTTTACAGAGGGCAAATGAAATTATTGCTAGAGTTGCTCAGATAGTCTCCATCAATGTTAACATGCGCGAACAGTTAACATTAGCAGAAGCAAAATTTCATGAACAGGACGGTAACGCAACTACTGCCGTAACAGTTGCAACAAATGCCGCCACACTTGCTAACACTGCCTTGACAAATGCAAATAATGCGACTGACAGCGTGAGTAAATCGGTTGCTTTGGTTACACAAGCACAGCAAGCAAACAATAATGTTGCTATTTCTATTTCTGGTTTAGACCAGAGAATCGCCGCTCTTGAGAATGGTTAATAATGTTTCACGTAAATCATATAAAAGGAGGAAAACAAAATGAGTAGTACAAACAAAACACCTAACTATGGTCTTCCGCAGTACATCGACACCGATAAACCCACATTCCTTGGAGATTTTAATGACGCAATGGGAATTATCGACAAGGGAATGAACGACAACAAAAATTCTGCTGCTGAAGGCTCCAATAAAATGGATGAAGCCAACGCGAGAATTGGGGACGCTGAGGAAACTTTGACTGAGACTCAGAATCAGGTTGATAGTATTAGTGGACTGGCTGATACTATTGAAACCAAAGTTCAGACTGCGTTGACTCAAGCAAATGATGCGGCTACAAAATCTGGTCAGGCTAATACCAATTCTACAACGGCTGTGAATGCGGCGAATCAGGCTAGTACAGATGCCAATGCGGCATTACAGCAAGCTCAGGGTAATGTGAGTCAGATTAATGGGCTGGACGCTAGAGTCTCAGCGCTCGAATCAAGTATTGCAAAAGCGGGAGATTATTTATTAGCAGTATCAACATCTGCCAATGGAACTGGAAATCCCGGTGCTGCAATTGGAAATTATACTTTTCCAGAAACAATAACAGTAGACGATGAAGAATATACTTTTCTTACTTCTGGAGGATATTCTTCTGCCGCTTTTGGAAATGCAAACTGTATTGTAAATATTACAGATAAAGGTTTCACATCTACGACAAATAACGCTACATTTATGCTTGCAAGTGTAGTCGGGTTTTATGCAAAAACTTCCAAAAAAAGTAATTATGTTGTAGATTCTATGACAATTTCTACTACTTCAACGCCTATTCCAAAAAAAGATGGATATAAATTATTATTTTTTGCAGGTACCGGAAGTGTTTCTGGAAATGGCTCAAAATTTATTTCTGGAAATACTGGGTTATATAATATTACTGGAAGTTTTAGCAATGCACAGCTAGTTTATGGTAAATGATAACTAGTAACGCATACTTACAGTTACCGGACATGACAGAAAACGCTACAGAACTATGGCCTTTATTTAAGGCTATGGGATGGACAGAATATGCGATTGCTGGAATGTTCGGTAACTTACAAACAGAAAGTACTTTTAATCCGGGTATCTGGGAAGGATTAAATGCGGGAAACACCAGTGGCGGTTATGGTCTGGTTCAGTGGACACCAGCAACAAAGTACTTTAATTGGTGTAGAGACAATGGCTGGACAGACTATAGTAATTATGAGCACCAACTTGCACGTATACAATGGGAACTCGAAAATCATGAACAGTATTATCCTACAAGTAAATATCCATTAACGTTCGCCGAGTTTATAAAATATACGCCTGATACGAGCATCGGAATGACAGACGAACAGTGCGTTAAATATCTGGCAGACGCATGGTTAAAAAACTATGAACGTCCTAGCAATCAGAATCAGCCGAAACGCGGAAGTCAAGCGTGGTACTGGTATCAAGTACTTGCTCAAGGTGAACCTGAACCACCCCCTGAACCCCCTACTCCTCCACCTGATCCACCTCCTGAGCCTGAACCAGAAAATGAATATTTATACTTATGGGAATGGAACGGAAATTTTTATCTTAAAATGACACAGAATCCATTGTATTTTTTACCGTGGCAAGTTAGACGTATTAGTAATGACATTGTAAAGTATAAAGATACTCTTTTTTATTTTGTTGGGGAAGGGTATTACAAACCGAAAGGATAGAAATCATGAAAAATATGGAAATAGCAATACACAGCGGGCTTACACTTTTACTTACATGGATAACAGCAGAAACACAAGCTATGTTTCCAGTCATGGTTATACTTCTGTGTTGCATGGTTGTGGATTTTATCAGCGGCTGTGCGAACAACGCAGAAAAAGAAGGGTTAAGCTCTAAAGCGGGTGTTAAGGGAATTGTTAAAAAGGTTGGTTATTTGTGCGTGATAATTGTAGCTATGTTTTTTGATTACATTATCATGTATGCGTTATCAATAATGGGGCTGAAATATGAGATAACAATGTTCTTTGGATTACTGGTGACTGTATGGTTTATCTTAAATGAGTTACTCAGTATTCTGGAAAACGTTGCTGGTTTGGGTGTTCCTATACCTGACTTTTTAACACGGTATGTAAAAGACGTGAGAGGTAAGATTAATAAAAAAGGGGAGGAAAATGTACATGATTAAAGGTGTGGATTTAAGTGCTAATCAGACTGATATTGATTGGGACAAGGCGCATAAGAGTATTGAGTATGCGATTTTACGCACTACTACAAAAAACAATAAGCCTGATACACAATTTTATGTACATGCGGCTAATTGTAAATTATATGGCATTCCGTATGATATTTATAAATATATGTACGCGACTAATCAAGAAGAAGCCTATAAAGAAATAAAAGGTGTATTAAATGCATTACTGAATTCCGTAAAAGACAATGTCACTGTTATCTATCTTGATGTAGAAGACGGCAGTTTACGAAAATTAGGTTCAGAAAAACTTACTAATCTTATTTGTTATGAAGCAAATATGATTAAAGAAGCCGGTTTTAAATTCGGCCTGTATACAGGGTTATCATTTTGGAATGAACATAATTTCAATCATGAAGAGGTTCTTAAATTACAACCTATTGTATGGGCGGCTCGATACCCTCATGATAATAAGATAAATTCTTATCCGATTGAGGAAGATATTCCTGTGGGAAGTTTGAACCCGAATTTACCGAATCAGATAGGTTGGCAGTATACGAGCAAAGGTTTTGTGGATGGAATCAAACAGAAAGTTGACCTTAACGCGTTTGACGAAAGCATTTTAAGTCTGCATCCAAAAGAACTGTACGAACTGTTTCTGAATGACGTGTTTAACGGAGAGAGTATCAGCAAAGCTTTAGAAAGTATCGGTTTCGATGGAAGTTATGAGTACAGGAAAAAGATTGCGGCTGTGAATGGAATCCTTGATTATAAAGGAACAGCTGAACAGAATGTACTTATGCTGAATTTGCTTAAAGCTGGAATTTTGATTAAGCCTTAATAACGTAAGAACGGTGGAGCCGTTTTGACTCCACCGCCTTGTTACTAATCGCGAGATTTCTTATGGATGTTTACTTTGAGGTTTGTTATCGATTGTGCGATTGAGAACAGACCTACTGCGATTAGTATGTTCGTATCTCCGGAGTAAATAAAGAGTGCTAGGGAGAGTACGATTAGAACGTAGTTAAGTACTATCATGTGTGTTCACCTCCTTTGTGTTGGACTGAAGGTTTGACCACCCCCACCTACAAGGAATTGTATTATTTGCAAATAGAATAAAGAAACTCAAGTGTTTCAGTATTAAGCTTTAGAAACTGTGAAGAAGTTATCGCTCCTAACTTAAAAGCCATTTCAGCTTTTCCAAACACTTGATGTAATAATGTTTCTGCTTTCATATTCTGTGCATATTCTGCCTCGATTAAAAGTGCTTCGAATATTGTGTATTCTTTATTCATTAATATTTACCTCTCTTTCTGAATCCCTATAACTTGTTTCTATAATCAT